CTTCCAGAGTATCCTGCTCCACCACCGCCACCAGCGACTACTAAAATATTTGTAAGTCTAGTTCCTGGTTGAGTTGTAACTGTACCTGACGAAGTTTTATTATGTATAGTATCCTTCCCAAAGGAAGTTAAGTTTCTTTTACCGATTATACCGCCGTTAGTTCTTGGCATTTAGTGTCTCCTATTCGGACACCCAAGCTGAACCATTCCAATTATATTTGGTAGGTGTTTCCGAGTCGTCGTTTGATTTAATTGCTTCCCAACCTGTGTCATTGTCAGCTTTGTACTTAGTTTCATTCCATGTAATCATGTAGATAAAACCAGATCCAGATGTAACTGATGGGTATGTAATTGGTGCTTGCCAATCATCATTACCATCTAAAGACCAAGATTCATGGGGTTGTGCTGTAATAAATTTATTTTTAGATGCATCATATCTATAACCAATACCTGCGTATTGTTTTCTAAAATTATTGTTATAAGATGTTTGCTTCCAAGTGCCACCTCCAAAAAAATTAACACACCATGTTTCTCCGTCAACATGCATGTCATTATCTCCTAATGTGCCACCATTAGCTTCAATATCATTTGCTACAACTACAACTCTTTTTACAATTAAATGTGTATCTGATGTAAAACCAGTTGGATCTGTTTTTGATTCTAGCTCTGCAAAATGTGCCATGTTTTATTTTCTCCTTAAATTTTTAATATATATTATCCTTTTAATAAATTGTAAATATCATTTGTAGACCAAATACCTGAACCACTGTTAAAATTTATTGTCTCAGCAGTGCCAGGCCCTTCATTAATTATTACTACACCTGAACCTCCATTACCAGCTCCAGCTGAACCGCCACCACCGCCACCTCCAGCTCCTTTATTATCATCTCCATGTTTGTCAGCAGGGATTGAAGAGGTACTACATCCACCTTTTCCACCACCTCCAGAACCTCCATTACCACCACCAGAAGGGTGAGCTGCACCACCACCTCCACCTCCATGAACTACAGGTGATCCAGTAATACTTGTAGCTGATCCGTTTCCACCAGCACCTCCTGGGGCATTTCCCCCATTAGCAGAAGCTCCGCCACCTCCAGCTGACTCGTTTGAACTTGGTGTTGAAGTTGGTGAATCACCTCCATTAGATTGACCACCAGGGCCTGGGGCTGTACTACTATGACAACCCATTCCAGCTCCACCTCCAGAGCCATTAGTTGAAGATCCACCAGTACCATTCCAACCTCCTCCTCCACCACCTCCTTCGGATGTTATTGGACTTGGAGAACCAATAGTTGTTGTTTCACCTTTAGCACCAGGGCCACCAAATGAATTTGTTCCAGCTCCACCACCAGCTATAGTGATAGGAAAAGGTGAGGTTCCTAAACTTTGACAAGTTAAATTTCTAAAATGAGCAGCACCACCACCGCCTCCCCATCCAGAGCCTCCACCCCCACCACCTATTAAAAAGACAGCAGGTGCAGTTCCAGGGAAACTTGAAGATACTTTATATTCTGTAGAAGAATTTATAGTACGAATACCGCCTCGTGATTCAGAGTCTGTACTTAAAGTTTGTATTGGTCCTATGATTCCGCCATTTGCCATGAATTATGTTGCCTCCTATAATTCTATCTATTATGCGTCGTCTAGCTCTTCATAAGATACGAAATAACTTAAATCATTTGCAGCTGAAGCTGTAAAATATAATAAGTCTGTTTCATCTAAATAGATTGGATTTTCTAAAAAACTTAATGTTGCGTCTGCTGGCACAGATATTGTATTAGCAATCTTAACATAGTTAGATCCATTATCTACACTAACTTCGATTGTAATATTAGCAGCATTTGAGCCGTCTATGTTTGCAACTAAAATTGTATTTATTTTTGCAACCTTATCTGCTGGAACATCAATTGCTTCCGTTCTTGATGTGCCAGTTAAATTAGCAGTTGCGTTTTTAGCATTAATTGTTGCTACGTTTACTATATTTGGTGTTGCCATATTATTCTCCTTTTATCCGAATACGATTGCCATTGCAATAGCTTTTCCTACTGATGCAAAATTAGCATTAGCATTAATATATGTTGTTAGCCTTGAAGCGGCTACTTTTCTATTTGTGCCGCCTGCTCCATTATCCACTATAAATAAGTCAGCATCTACGATAGCCTCTCCTATATCTGTGCCACCATCAATATCTAGATTAGCTATAGAAAAAGCACCAGATGCAGCGCCAACAAGGGTTTTAAAGTCAGATGCAGGAATAGTTTTCATAGTCCCGCCATCATTAACTACGACACCATCAGAATCAGCTATGGTTATAGAACTACCAACTGAAGTGTCACCATCCAATAAATTTAATTCTGAGGCTGTGGATGTAACACCATCTAATATATTTAATTCAGCGGCTGTGGATGTAACACCGTCTAGTATATTAAGTTCCGCAGCTGTGGATGTAACACCATCTAATATATTTAATTCAGCGGCTGTGGATGTGACCGCAGTGCCATTAATGGCTAATTTATCTGTTACAATATTAAAAGTACCATTATCTTCTATTCTAGCAACTTCTGTGCCATCTCTTTGTTGAAATATTAAATCTTTTGCATCAACAACTGGTCTAATAATTACATCACTTGATGAGTTAGATATTCTTAAAATTTCTGTGCCACCATCTAAAAAATTAAAATCACCGCCATCTGCATCAAATTTAAGATCACCTGGTGCATCTAGAGTAACATCTGTTGCTCCATTTAATACAAAATCAAGAACAGTCGTACCTGCTGCCTTCATGGTAATATTATCACCATCAGCATCTAAAATAATATCTGTTGTTGCATCAAGTGTAATAGAAGAACCTGAATCTATCTCTGCTATCACAGGTGTTGTTAAAGTTTTATTTGTTAAAGTTTGTGTGGCTGCTATACCTGCAACTGTGTCTGTAGTGGCTGGTAAAGTTAAAGTAATGTTACCAGAAAAATCAGCATGAGCTGGTGCTTGTAATTGTGCATAGTGAGCGTTTGAACTTTCACAATAAAATCTAACATACGATTGTGCTCCAGAGTTTTTAATAGATATGGCCCCAGACTGCATATCAATACCATTAGATCCATCTATTCTAACAACACCAGTTCCATTTGGTGTTAAAGCAATATTACCGTTTGATGTTGACACTAAACCATTACTATTAACATCTAAATCACCGCCTAATTGTGGTGTAGAATCTTCTACAACATTTGATATTGCACCTGATGTAGCAAGCCCTGAAACTATTGCTGATCTTGCAATTTTTTTAAGACCACCACCTGAAGTATCAACCGCTAAAAATACATCATCATTAGCAACTGTTGATATCTCTGATAATGAACCTACTGCCACTGAGTTAAAGTTTGTACCATCTGCGATTAATAAATTACCTGCAGTATTCGTGCCCATGGTAATATCATCGCCAGATACTGTAAGATCTCCAGTTACGGTTAGATTTTGTGAAGCTGTAACATTACCACTTGAATCTATGGCTATGGCATCTGTGTCAGATGTGTGACCTATGTTAGTTCCATTAATAATTATATTATCAACTGTTAAAGTTGTAAGTGTGCCAACAGATGTAAGGTTTGGCATCGCTGTAATTTCATCATCAAAGTATGCAGCTAAATCTGTAACTGCAACTTGCACCATGGTGCCATTATCGTTTAACACAACTCTATCTGCATCTGCAACTGTTGTAGATGTAGCTGATGTACCACCATCAACAATATTTAATTCTGCTGCAGTTGATGTTACACCATCTAAAATATTAAGTTCTGCTGCAGTTGAAGTGACAGCAGTGCTTCCTAAAGTCAAACCACCATCTGGTATGACCACACTACTCCCTGATAAAGCTGTAAATGTGTTTGCCGTAAATCTAAAATCATCTGCCCCAGCGATTGCAATATCTATTTGATCATCTGTATCTGCTGTGATTGTTGTATCAGCATCAGCATCTAAAGTTAATACTTCACCGTTTAAATCATGTGCTCCAACGCTTCCTCCTGCATCAACTATATTTGTTCCATCAGAAAAAACTAATCTAGTTCCTTTATCAGATGCACCAAAAGTTATACCTGTTCCTGATGCAGTTTTAAATTGAACAGTAAAAGAACCTGTTGTGCCATTTGCAACTATATAAACTTTCTCTATAGAATCTGGAACAGTTACAATCTGATTACCCGTAATAGTTCCTGTTAATTTTATAACCGCGTGTCTTGCAACAGATGTTGATTCAGTCGTATCACCATCTGTGATTGTTAAAGCTGTTGTTTGTGCGCCACCAGCAATAGATTTTTCTACATAACCAGCGATTGCTTTCTCTACAATTTGTAAGTTGGTATTTGTTTTATCACCCCATGTACCGGCATTTTCGCCGGTTGCCATTAGTTCAATACCTAGATCTGAAAATGTTGATGCCATAATTTAATCCTTAAGGTGTTGGTGAGTTAACTGGGATTCTGACT